AGGCCTTTCTGGGATAGACAGAAGCACGCCTCGGCACTGGAGGGTATTGCCAAGGGACTGGGGGCTTATATCGAGGGGCCGGATTATAAAGGCACAAACGCACCGAAAGAGTTGCTTGCGAATGTTGAGAAAAAATTAGTGACAGTAAACACTTAAAGGGTGGGGTTAAACTAAAACAGATATGAAATACTTTAGTACATTTAGTGGAATAGGCGGGTTCGCTTTAGGGATAGAACAGGCTTATGAGTTATCAAAGTTGGCGACTGAATCCAAAGATAGCACCGACAATAAGAGCGGAGCATCACAACACGGCGAGCGTCCATTATGTGTTGGATATTCCGAGATCGACAAATACGCCGTCGAGGTCTACGAGAAGCATTTTAAACATAAAAAGAAAAAACGAGAGATTGCTAACGATTTGGAAGTAGTAAAAACTATTGTATCTAATAATAATTATGGTATACTGGAGGTATGCTATGTAAATATTGCAAAAAAGGAACAGAGTTTTATAAAAACAACGGGTCTAAGTGTAAAGACTGCCTTAGAAGATACCAGTTTTTTTGGCGTAAAAATAATATTGAAAAAAGCAGGGAAACGGGGAGAAAACATAATGCTTTGCGAAGACAACGAGTGCTCGATATGTATGGGAGAGAATGTTTTTGCTGCGGAGAAGGGGAAGAAAAGTTCCTTACCCTTGAACATAAGAACGGAGATGGAAACATTGACAGAAAAAGATATGGAACTGGCTATATGTATCAACTCTCCCTTAAAGAAAATGATAAATCAAAATACGAAATCTTATGCTACAACTGTAATAACGCTAAAGCGCGATATAGTATATGCCCACATCAAAAAAACAAAACCAGTCCCTAACTTCGGCGATATTACAGAAATCGTTGCAAGCTCTTTACCAGACTTTGACTTACTGGTCGGGGGATTCCCCTGCCAAGCTTTCTCCATTGCGGGAAAACGAGCTGGTTTCGATGACACCAGAGGAACACTCTTTTTTGATCTCGCACGGATTATTAAGGAAAAGCAACCATCTATGGTATTGCTTGAAAACGTTAAAGGGTTACTATCTCACGAGGGGGGAGATACGTTCAGAACAATCATCTCCACGCTTGATGAACTGGGGTATGATGTCGAATGGCAGATACTTAACAGCAAAGATTTCGGCGTTCCCCAAAACAGAGAACGGGTGTTCATTATCGGACATCTTGGAGGATTCGGTGGACGACAAATATTTCCTATCGGAATCCATGACAAAGTACCTGCTAAGGAAGACAAGGGGGATGAATCAGAAGCCGAACATATTTTCTCGACCATAGCAACCAACACGAAGAGGAAGGAGAGCAATTACATTAAACGATTATATGGATTAACGGTTGACGAAAAGATTAGAAGACTAACCCCTACGGAGTGTGAGAGACTACAGGGCTTCCCAGACGGCTGGACAGAGGGTTTAAGCGATACCCAGAGATATAAGACGCTAGGAAACGCTGTAACGGTAAACGTGATAAAGGCTGTCTGGAGACAGGTGGAGGCGACGGTTTAAAGGAGGAGGCGAGGATTGAAATACTAGATAACAAATAATATGAAGATAAAAAGATTGCCACACCGACGGAGCGTTGCTTTGTAATATTTGTGGCAAAAAAAACTAAAATATATATATATGGACAAGAAAGAATTTAAAAACACACAACCCAAGACTCACGGTAATCTTGATTTCGGTGGAGATTTATCAAAATCAACAAAGGAACTGCTATGATAATAAACGGAGATTGTTTACAAATGATGAAAGAGATAGACGCCGACACGGTTGACTCTATTGTCACTGATCCTCCGTATGGGTTGGCTTTTATGGATAAGAAATGGGACTACGATGTTCCAAGTGTTGAGATATGGAAAGAAGCGTTGAGGGTTTTAAAGCCAGGTGGACATCTGCTAGCGTTCGCAGGTTCAAGGACATATCACAGAATGGCGATAAATATAGAGGACGCAGGTTTCGAGATACGAGACCAGATCATGTGGGTGTATGGTTCAGGGTTCCCTAAGAGTTTGAATATAGGGAAGGCGATAGATAAGGCGGCAGGGAAAAAAAGAGAGACAATTCCCGCAACAGAAGAAGCTAAGAAGTACGAAGGCTGGGGAACAGCATTAAAACCAGCACACGAGCCCATCGTTATGGCACGTAAGCCATTTAAAGGGATAGTAGCAGAGAATGTATTGAAATGGGGGACTGGTGGGATAAATATAGATGGTTGTAGGATTGGGACAGAGGAACTATCGTACACAAGCACATTCAAGAGAATGATAAAAAAGAATATTGACGAAGGCTATAGACCAGAAACAATGAGAGGAAGTGGAAATTCAGTAGACAAGACTGTTCAGGGCCGATTCCCCGCTAACTTCATACACGACGGAATAGAAACAGAATGGGCTAGATTCTTCTATTGTGCCAAAGCAAGTAAACAGGATAGAAACGAGGGGTTGGAAGAGTTTGAGGAGAAGGAAGACATTGAAATGACGGGTAGAAAAAAAGACAGTGCTGGATTATTAAGAGTACGAAAGGACGGGAGTATCGGAGAAAATCCCTATGCTGGTAAATCAGCTAAAGCATTTAATCATCATCCAACAGTCAAGCCAACCAAACTAATGCAATATCTATGTAGATTAGTAACACCGAGGGGCGGGGTGGTGTTAGACCCGTTCATGGGCAGCGGCAGTACAGGCAAGGCGTGTAAGCTAGAGGGGTTCCAGTTTATAGGAATCGAACTAGATAAAGAGTATTGTAAAATAGCAGAGGCAAGAATAAACAACACTCCGGCACAGGACAGTCTGTTATAAAAACTAAAATATATATATGAAAAGTGAAATATTATTTCGAGCGTGGGATAAGAAAAATAAAAAAATGCATGAAGTAAAAGATCTTCACTTTTACTTGTCAGGGCTGTGGTAAGCGAGGAGGAGATCTACAAGCGGACCACATTAAACCGTTTGCTTATTTTAAAGATCTGAGATTTGAAATATCTAACGGACAAACAATGTGTAAGCCGTGCCATTATGAAACCCCCACCTTTGGGGAAAAAGCAAAAAAATATGAATATTCAACAGTTTAGGGAGAAAATTATAGAGGGTAATTATTGTGCGATTAGCGGTCTGGGGCGTGACTTGGTTCTTGAATTACCAATTGAAAAGCCACGGGAATTAGAAGGAAAGGTTCGCACTCTAACGAGGCAGGGATTTATACGCCAAGGTTACAACCAAGCCCTTAAAGACGCTATTAAGAAGATTAAAGAACTATGAGACCAAATATAGACAAAAGATTCAAAGAATTTGATGAGGTGTTATTCCGCTGCGAGTGCTCTGGCAACCATTTTATGAGCATTACAGACTATAGCGACGGTAAGATCCAAATAGATTTTATCGAGCGTCCGGCGAGCTTATGGAGTGCAATAAAGGCTATGCTGAGGTATAAAGAGGTATATTATGGTGAGGCTATTTTAAACACGAAGGATGTTGTGGCGATGAGAGATGCACTGGATAAATTTATTAAAAAAGCCCTATGAATAAAGAAAAGATAAAAGATGTGTTGGCGTGGTGTGGAGTTATCGTGGTTTTAACCTATTTGTTGTTTGTTATTTTTAGTTATGCCGAGGAGACGCTGTTGGTTATCGATAGATTTTTTCTAAGATAATATGACTGAAGAATGGAACTACAGTCATTATAAAGTAAAAAGAGAGCACGAGTCCGTTCGGAGAGGCATACGAAGATCTGAGTTGGCATATGCGGCGTTAGTTTGCGTTGGCATTAAGAGGAGATACCATGAAATATTTAACGAAGTATTTACCCTTTTTTGTGACTGCGGTACAATCGAAACAAATGTCAGATCAAAGAAAAAGTTGTGTGATGAATGTAAAAATGAAACCCCAGAACAACGAGAAAATGCAAGAAAATTATTAAACGATTCTTAGCGAAAAACACACCTCTATCCCCTCTCGGACCTCTCTCGCTTTTTCGTGGAGGTGCTAAGGTTAGCCCAAAACTCTCTCTCGAGGACCAAGAGGGGACTACTCCGAGGTAGGGGCCTAAAACTACAGAATAACTATGAAGGTAACGTCGAAAAAACAAAAGGGTCGATTACTTGAGGATCACATAGCCGATCAAATAATAAAGAAGGGACTTGATCCGAAGGCAAGGAGATCCTTTGGTTCTGGAGCAGGTACAAGGGAGAAGGCGGACATTGATACATCATTGCAGATACTAGGGAGGAACATCGGAATCGAAGCGAAAAACCATGCAGTTGCGAAATGTAAGGTTTGGTGGGAACAAGCCCAGAAACTAGAGAAACTAGGAAGAGAGCCAGTAGTAGTATATAAGCTAAAGGGCGAGTCTCTAGGCGATTCTAAGTCGATTCTTTACCTGGATACCCTGTTAGACCTATTAGCAGAGAAAACACCAGAGAAGGCCATCATAGAGACCGCAGACGACAATAGAGAGCTTAAGTGGAAGCTAGAGGCCTCTATTAGAGCCAATAAAGCATTGTTAAAAGAGATTAAAAATGAGTAATTACGCTAAAGCATCAGACTGGATATTCCAACAGATAGTATTACACGGCAAACCTACTGCTAAGCTTAAAGTAGAGAAAAGAATGAAAGAGGGTGGGGATAAACATGTTGGTGAATGGTGTCTAAAATTAATACAAGAGATTGCAATAATTGATAATTAGAGGTATAATATATACATGAACAGTTATATCGAAGCGAAGAAGAGTTGGCAGTTTGTGTTCAAATTTGCAAGAGACTGCCAGCGAATGGAGACTGGTTGGAACCTGTTTATGATTGGGTTCATCAAGCTTAATGATATTCCGCCCGAAGGCTCGATTGTTACCAGGGAATTTTATAGCGGTTTTTTATTGAGACTTAGAATTTGGCTCCCGATTGAGAGGGCTTAATCTTATCCCCCATCCTGTTAAGGGTGGTCACAAATACGTGTCGGCAATCGTTTGGGATCCTATCAGTCTTTGACTGGTGGGGAATAAGATTAACGTATGAGAAAAAAGTCTATTAAATACCAGGTAGATTATACTCTTGGAAAGAGCATTAAGGTCAGGAGTCAGATTGTGTTAGCAAAATCCCCCAAATTAGCAGAAGAACTGCTGATGAGTCTTTATAAGGACGCGACCATAGACAAGGTCGCTGAGGTAAGAGAAGAATCATGATTATTTATTTAAAAGATTATTTTAACCTACCCAATGCTAATAACACTGGGTTTTTGCGCATCTATGGAGCAAACTGAACTTACACCAGAAGAGCATGCGGCTCTTGAAAAGGATTTACAGGCGGTATTAAAAAAACATAACGCAGGGATGGCAACTCGATCAGTAATAGAATTGTTTAAAATAAATGAACATGCAGAACCACCCAAAAAAGAATTCCAAGCTAACTAAGAAACAACAAGGCTTCGTGAACGATTATGTAGAAGACGAGAATGGAACCAGGGCTGCATTAAAGAATTATAATATAGGAGGAAAGGGCGGAAGCGGAAACATTAACACCGCCGCAACCATAGCCAAGGAGAACCTCACGAAACCGCAGATAATGCAAGCCATAGAGGTTAGGCAAAAATCATTGAGAGAGGCACTCGGAGACGAAGGAGTTACACCAGAGAAAATTGCCGAGAAAGTCAACGTATTGCTAGAGGCAAAACAAGGAAAGAAGCCGGATACGAATGCGATTGATAAGGGACTTAAGCACGCCACCAATATTTATGGCGTAGAGGATGCACAGGCTCCATCAAAGAATAATACGTATAACTTTATCTTCAACCCAAGTACACAGGAAGAAATCCGTGAACTTGAGGACAAGATTAAAGACAAACTAAAAAATGCTCAACCGAATTAAACGGATTGTAAAGTTAAGCAAAAAAGATCCAGCCAGCCTGGATGTATTAACTGATGAGCAGATAAACGATTTACCAGATGCCGACTCTAAAGCGGCATTTTTGGGTTCTGGAACAGAGAAAGAATACAAAGAACAACAGAATAAAGATAAATTCGGGGTTAAGAATCTTTTTGGACTATGAATCAGGCAATACCAGCAGTAGAACAGCATTATCATATTCAGGATTTGATCGACAAACAAACCAAGCGCAGCGAAGACAGGGAATATCACCGAGAGAGAGTTAAGAGAATAGAGGAGAGAGACCAAGTGCTGAGGGATAGCAAATCTCACGTTCTTACAGATTTCTGGTGTGACAAATGCAAAGAGGATTTTAAATCGACGGCCTACCGACAGGTTGAGGTTGATTGGACTAATTCAGCGCAGAGGATCGCATTCTATAAAACCAAATGCTGGAATGGGCATTGGTGTATACGACAGATAACAGATAAACATAAAGACGCATTTTATACTAAATCGAAGCTGGTGAGACTTGACCAAGGCAACCATTACGCCGACACGGTTCAGCCTTACGAGACGGGATTTAACTTATTATATGGCAAAAAAGACTATGCAAATATCAAATAAGTATGTGGTTGTAGAGAAGCTGGAGGAGGAGGACAAGGAGGGGTTCAAGGTCGCTGACGTGCAGGATGACTTTGTTTATAAGGGTAGGGTGCTGTTTCTTCCCGACGAACAAGTGCACGTATCTAATGAGCCGCTGATAGTCAAGGATGTGGTTTTGTTCGCCAAGTATAGCCCCGACACTCACGAGATTGAGCTAGAGGGCAAGAAGGTAAAGTTTGTATTAATTGATGATATATTAGCTATTTTATAATCATAATAATAAATAATTACATGAACAAGGAAAACATAAAAGACGGGTTAGCGGCGATTATTATTCTTTGGATGGCTTTTTTGTTGATAAGCGGGATTGGTTACACGTTCTCCTCCCCCTTCGGTAGTGGAGATCCGTTTTTTCGTCCAACATTAATGCTGGGGTCTTTGGTTGCGCTTATTCACCTAGTTGCCGCTGCATGGGCTTTCGATAAACTCAGTTAAAATAACAACATGAATAAACAAATATCATATAAACACGACGCTAGGATGAAGATTAAGGCCGGAATAGACAAGGCTGCTGAAGCGGTTAAGCCGACATTGGGGGTTATAGGACTTACTGCGATGATTGAGTTTCCCGGATTAGAACCCATAGAGTGCGATGATGGGGTTACTATCCTGAAGAATCTTGAGTTTGCGGATAAATACGAGAACTTGGGGCTTTCTAAGATAAGAACCGCGTCGGTTAGAACCAGCACAGAGGGTGGAGACGGGACTGCTACGACAGCCGTGCTTACTGACGAGCTTATAAACGCTGCATTTAAAGAGATTTCTAACGACAGCTCCAAGATCAGAGAGGTCAGAGAACGATTACAGGGTGGGTTAGAGGAGATTATGGGACAATTAGGACAAGTGAAGCGTGATGTCACCAAAGAAGAGGTAGAGAAGATTGCTCGCATCTCTTCATTAGACGAAGAAGTAGCTAAGCTTATCGCTGAGATTATAGAAGAAGTGGGTGTTAACGGGGTTGTGACAGTCGAGAAAGGTGCTCAGCTTGGCTATTCTAAAGAAATCGTTAAGGGTGTTCGCTTTGATAGCGGGCTTATATCGCCTTATTTTATAAACGAACCAGAGACCAACAGCACGGTGTTAAATGATCCGCATATTATATTGATTGATCGGGTTGTTTCTACGAATGAACAGATACTCGGATTGATAAACTCGATAGGAACTGGAAGCGACATACTCATTATTGCAGATGATGTACAGTCGGTTGCACTCGGAACGCTGGCACAGAATGCCGCAAACAAGATAGCCAACATAGCGTGTGTTAAGAATCCGTATTCTGCTTCGAGAGCGAGAGAGTTTTTAACTGATATATCGTGTTTAACGGGGGCTACTGTATTAAGCGAGGAGAAAGGAATGAAGCTTGATGAAGCAACAAAAGAGGTGTGTGGACGAGCTGAGAAGGTTGTTGTTACCAGAGACAACACCACTTTAATAGGTGGAAAAGAGTCTGAGGCACTAAAACACAGGATTAAGAATATAACCCACGAGATTAAAGAGACCACCAGCGAGTACGATAAAGAAATATTAAAGGACCGATTGGCTCAGTTGACTGGTGGAATAGGGGTTATTAGAGTGGGCAGCTACACTGACAATGAATTTAACGCAAAGAAATATAAGTTCGTTAATGCTATAAACGCAACCCAGGCTTCTTTACAGGAAGGGATTGTCCCAGGTGGTGGAGTTGCGTTGGCTAAGATAAGCATAGAAGACCCATTGTTTGATGACTTTTTGGTAGCACCGTTGAAACAGATGGCTATAAACGCAGGGATGGATTTTTATAAGGTTGTTAATGACGTGCGGGAAGGAAAGGAAGGGTGGGGATATGACTTCAGAAGCAAAGACATGGTTAATATGATTGGCTCTGGGATTATTGATCCATTTAAGGTAACCAGATTGGCGGTTGAGAGTGCAGTGGCAGTTGCTTCTTCGCTTTGTGCTATTGACGTGGCCATTGTAAACGAAGATGAAACAGAAGAATAAACAGTATTATTCGATACTTCAGTGGATCACCGAGACCGGTATTGTAGACGAAAAGGGTGATCCCTTTAGTTTTTATGATAGACCATGGCTGTTGGATATATTATGTGACTGGAACCCGAAGATTGTTTTAACGGCGTGCGCACAGGTGGGGAAAAGCGTTACGTTCTCGGTTAAATCTCTGTTCGCATTAAAACATCTTCATTTCAATATAATATACACAATGGCCTCGGATTCTGATGTTAATGAGTTTGTTTCTTCTAAGTTCAACAAGATAGTGGACGCAAATAAACATGAGTTCCTTGGGATGCCTACCGATAATGTCGGCTTAAAGGAGCTAAATAATAGGTTTCTCTTCTTTAAGGGTACGATTGGAAAAACTTCTGCTATCTCTACTACCGCTGATTTGTTGGTACATGACGAGATCTCACGATCAGACCAGTTAGCCATCGAGACGTATAAATCAAGAACGAAGGCCAGTAAATACAAAGGACGATGGTTGTTCTCTAATCCTGGCGCAGAGAGAGATGAACTCGATCTACAGTGGCAGGTGTCGGATCAGAAGGAATGGATAATTACTTGCCCGAATTGTAAGGACGAGCACGAGCTAACATTCCCTGATTCTATAGACATGGAGAAGCTGTGCTATATCTGCAAGGCTTGTAAGGAGCCTATCTCTGATGACGTAAGACGCGGTGGTGAGTGGGTTGCTCAACAGCCAGGAAGCAAGGTTAGTGGCTACCATATCTCGCATTTGATGTGTTGTTGGATTAGCGCAGAAGAAGTGGTGGAGGACTCTAAGGGCGATCCAGCGTATTTCAATAACTTTGTTCTTGGTAAAGCATATAGTCCTGGTGATTTATCTATATCTAAAACAACGATATTGGACCTATGGACTCCGAAAGACCTGAACGTTGGCGAAATATACTTGGGGGTTGATGTCGGGAACATAAAGTATTTTGTAGTGAGGAGCCGTAAGGGGTTGTTGAAGGTTGGGAGATTCTCTGCTTGGAGTGAGCTGGACGATATTATCAGAGTATGGAAGCCAACAGCAGGGGTTATTGATGCGATGCCAGACAATACAGCGGCAAAGCATTACGTGGATGCGTATCCATTTATGCAGATGAGTTACTTCATGGAGAACTCTAATAACCCGCAGATAATCTTATGGTGGGGTGAGAATGACAAGAAGGGGATAGTATATTCACACAGAGATCGTATCCTAGACAGGATGTTTACTGATATGATTGAGGCAGAGTGGCTGATAGGGGTTGAGACTGATGATATGTTTAGACTTTATATAAAGCATTACGAGACGATGCGGCGCGCTAAGATCGTTAACAATAAAGGCATTGAGCGCTACGTATGGGACTCTACTACCGGAGAAGATCATTTTGTATTCGCTGATTTGTACTCTTACCTCGCAATGAAGGGCGGCGGGGATGGAGAGTTCTACAAACCAGAAACTCAAGATGATATTCCGAGCGTATTGGGGGCTGATAATGTATATGACGTATCCCAGCAGTTTAAACAAAGCAACTATGAGTAATAAAACGGCGGTATATCTTAGCGAAGAAGAAGCAAAAGAGTTTATTGAGTTCTGTAAATATAAATCAGAACTCTTGAGTAACGAGATTATATGGAAGGATCTGAAAGTCTTTTGTGAAGATCTTTCATACGGGGGATTTAACCTCGTTGTTAAGGACGGTTTGCCATTTAAGGCTACTCATCCTATTAAAACAATTATATTTGGGATAGAGTAATTTGTACTTGAAGATAAATCATGATATACTAGAGTAAATATTATAAGACTTAGGGGAAAAACCCATGAGTTATTGTTATACACACCTTTTTTGGTGTGTGGCGATAGCTCGTTTTTTTATGAAAATAAATATTCAAGAACTCAATGACACTCAAAAAAAGGCGCTGATTGAAAATAGATGGAAGTCTTCTGATGAGGTCTGGGAAACAGTAGACAAGGTCTATACTCACAATACCGCCGTGTATGCTAATAAGGCTAGTTGGGTAGATAACCTTCCTTTCGTTAGAAAGAAATGGGTGGTACACGCTAACCGTATTTTTGTTAATATGGAGGCGGTTATTAATTCGTTGATTGCAAATCCTCCTGGAATAAATATCCTTCCAGCGAGAGACGGAGAGGTGGCACAAGAATTTGCACGTAAGCTAGAGTCGTTTTTCCGAAAGAAATATCAAGACTTGAATTTGAAAGAGACATTTAGGATGGCATTTAGAAACCTTTACTTTGGAAGGTTGTTTGTGATTAAAGCGTTTTGGAATCCGATGATAAATGACTTCGACTTTAGATCGGTTGATCCACGGAATGTTAGGTTTGGTAAATACGCAAAGAATGAGCAGTCGAGTGAGTTTGTTGTAGAGTTGATAGAAGACAATTTGTTTGCTCTTACTGAGCGGTTCCCTAAGAAGAAAGAAGAGTTGATGAAGAAGTATGGGATAAAAAGTGATTCTGATCTTTATATAAAGAACCCCGATGTTAAGTACAAAGAAGCCTGGATTGGTGATTATGTAATTTTTAAACTAGAAGATATAATTTTGGATTGTATTAAAAATCCTTACTGGGATTGGGATGGAGTTCTTGTAACAGAGGAAGAAGAAAAACAACTAGAAGGCGAGAATGGCAAGCCAGGGATTGAGGGAGAGCAGAGGAGAAACCTATTACAAAAGATAAAACTAGAGCAAGACTCAAGGAAGGAAGCTAAAGAAGCGGCGGGATTGCCGGCTGATGCTGATCGAACGATTCCGGAAGGAGAGAAAGAAACTCCGAAGGGACTTAGGCCGTATTTCTTTAATCATTTTGATAGGCCAAGAAAACCATATATCTTTGGTACGGTATTTAATAACGAGAACACCCCGATTGGAAGAA